GAGTTCAATTAGAGTTCAATTAGAGTTCAATTAGAGTTCAATTAGAGTTCAATTAGAGTTCAATTAGAGTTCAATTAGAGTTCAATTAGAGTTCAATTAGAGTTCAATTAGAGAGTTATGTATGCGAAATGTATTATAGTTGGGTTGACCCTACACACATGGAGTATAATAAACGATTAGTAAAGTAAGCAATAAATGTAGGTAATGACACTAAAAATATTTGAAAAATACCATCCTTCTTTTTGTCAAATAAAAAGATGTATAAAGCGGATAAGATGATATATAAAACAAGAAGTAAATTAATAACAGATAAGTAGTAAAAATAATCACAGTATTCGCCTGAAAGTGGTTTTACAGCGTCCTTGAGGGATTGTCCAGATTGTGTAAATAGATTCATTTATAATTTATACGAATAAAATAATAATATTTTATGGAATAAATTTATGAAATATTATTAAGAGTATATATAAAACAATGAATAATGGATTTATTAGAAAACATATAAATAGTGTATCGATTATTATCTTTTTACTATCCTTCATTTTACTAAACTATGTTCAACCAGGGTTTTTATATAATAATGACGGTACAATTCGTGAATTTGGCCTTGGTCAACGAAGAAAAACAATATTACCGGTCTGGTTATTAAGCATAATTTTAGGCATATTATCGTATATAAGTGTTTTGTATTTCATTACCATTCCTAAATTTAGGTAAATATTTTACTCATATGATTTGTAAACTATTTTACTTTTGTCCTTAGTTTGTTTTTCTTGTTCAAGTTTCTTTTCCTGTTCCACATACTCAGCATGTCTTTTATCCATTTCCTTTACTGATTGTGTACATCCTGAATTTAGGATAGTATTATAACTGACAGAAGTAGTTAGCATTCCGGTTAAGGCATACCATACAAATACAGCAATTTCTGTTTTCATTTTAATAAATCCTTTTAATTCCTCAAATTGTACGTCACCGACACCAGATTTAAATAGCTTACCAGAAGACATGCTATTCCACCACTCTTGTACGTTTTCATTTGTCATAGAATTAATCAAAAGTGATTTATCTTCGTAGACATTATTTATAGCAGATATCATACCTGATTGATTAGGTGCCAAATCAATTGTTTTTCTATCTTTTAGAATGTCTTTAAAAAATCCATTTACACCAGTAATATATGCGAACAAATATCCAATTGTATTTGAGAATGGTGACAGCCAACTAGGAAACATCATTAGTAAAAAATTGACCATACCAAATATCAATAACCATGGAACGAGTGTTGCTTGTATAGCAATACCATACTGTTTAAAACCGCAAATATTATCAGTTAGTCCTAAATTAATAAAGAATTGACTTGTTATGAGTGATAAAAAATAAATAAGAGTCCATAATTTAATAGTGGTTGGAGATTTTGTATAATATTTAAAGATTGAATATGCTAATGTCAATAATAGAAATATAATAATAGATGTGGATGGATTTGCTGCGGCCATATAATAAATAGGGATAAATTAATTTGAAATTATAAATACTTATTTTAATGGAGACTTTACAATATATTCGTCCTCGTTTAATTGAACCAGGTGTGAAATATTTTTTAAGTTCATCGTTGGAACAATGTAGTCTATTGAAGACCAAATATTATAATTTGTTATATAATTTAGGAATGTTCTCAGTTTTATCATTGATTGTGGGTATAACCTTATATGTGAAATATAAGAATAAAAACAACTTGAAGTTACAAGAAGAAAAAAAGAAACAAGAACAAGAATATATTATGAACAAATTAAGGTTTATGCAAGATTATCGAAAGAATCAAATTGATAGACCCATGAGTGATTTATCAACATGGCAAAATAATCCGGAAGTTCAATTCTACAATAAGAAAATATTCTCCTAATTTATATATCCAATGAGTGTTGAAATAAGTTCTATAGATTCATTGTCATCTGGTGCATCTGGTGCATCTGGAGTAGTTGATTCATTTGAACCGATTACTTCTTCATCAAGTGAATCGATGGATTCAAAAAATAAGATTACTCTAGACGAATCAGTAAATGAAAAAATAGCCGAATACTATAAACTAAAACAATCGTATGACAAAAAAAAACAAGATCAAAAGAATAGTATATTGGCAAATGATAAATTGACATTAAAACAAAAACAAGATAAATATCGTAAATTAACTATAAATTGTATTAATTGCGGACGAAAGGTAGGGACAATATTTAAAAATAGTGAAAACCTATTAACGGCTATTTGTGGGGATAATACAAAACCATGTATTTTGAATATTAAGATAGACCGAGGCGCTTACATTAATTTAGAAGATTTAATGGATGTTTTTCAATCCGGTGTAAATGATTTGAAGGAACAAATCATCACTATAAAGTTGGATTTATTATTTGGATACGAAAAAGAAAGTAAGGTATTAGAGAAATTTAATATATTAAAAGACGAATTAGCAGGTGATTTGGAATCTGTCATGGAATATAAAACACAATACATTGAAAAAATGTATAATTTAGATAATAAAACAGATTTAGATGCGAAAATGCGAACATTTTACAATAATGTATCAATGGTAAAATCAACAATTGATGAATTTAATGAAACTGGACAAATACAATTAATCAAGGATATGATTGTTTTATACGATAAGGAAATGGTACCACTATTAGACGATATTCGTAACTTGAAATATAAAGACATACATATGGAATACAATAATGAAAATCTTAATTTAAATTTAATTCGAAAAACATTCACACTACAAGATATGCTGTATACTATGGAAACACCAAAAGTTGAATCATTTGTAATTGGTTAGGTGTAAGCATAAGAATATATTTTTAATAACAATCTATAATAGATAGAAATGAAATTAATCAATTTCAAAGTATTTATTCTTAGTTTTTTATTAGGTGTGTTGGGTATATATTTATCAACACCTACACCAAAAAAAATAACTGTTTATCCTACAGATGACAATACACATTTATTTCAATTCAGTGATAATGTAAACAACTGTTTTCAATTAAAACAAAATATAGTAAAATGTTCTAAGGATAGTGAAGAAATTCCAATACAAATATAGATTGAAGTTTGAAGAATAAAACTAATTACAATATTTACAATATATATACCATGGGTCTAGAGAGAATATTTCACACAGAATCTGGAAGAATCATTATTTCTGTTTTATTGGGATTAGGATTATCAACATTATTTAGAAAAGAATGTATTGGAAGAAATTGTATTGAATTTGTCGCTCCTACTTTAGAGGATATTAAGAAAAAAGTATATAAGTATGGAACCAACTGTTTCAAGTATGAAATAGAATCAAATAAATGTGATAATAGTAAAAAAAGCATAAATTTTACATAAATTTATTTTGTGTGATTTTGCGTAAATATTGGTTTCTATCATTCTTATCAAATAGTAGATATGAATGATACAACAAGTTTAGCTGATTTGCCATCGGATCCTAGTTTAGGTTCGGGTACAGGAACTGGAACGAATGGTGGTGAGCAAAATGTGGTTATACAACCAGCCACGAAACCCACCATTTATAGTCCTCAAATGGAATCTGCGCCACCACAAGGAGCTATGAATTCCAATTCAATTGATGAACAAAAAACAATGAACGAAGTCGTGTCAGGTATTCAACAAGCAAGTGCCAGTGGTGCTACTGGTTTGCCTTCACGTGACATACCGACCAATACAGTACATTTTTCAGACGAACAAGTACAACCTAATTATGTTCCACAAAAAGAGCAAAATGATTATATTCAAGACACTGATACAGAAAATGAAATATTGGCTAGGAGAATGAAATCACAAAATTCACGCGATTCAATGGAAATATTATATGATGAGTTTCAAATACCTATCCTAATAGGTATTCTATATTTTATTTTTCAGTTACCTGTTGTGCGAAGTAAAATGCTTGTTTTAATACCATCTCTCTTTAATAATGATGGCAATCCCAATCTTACCGGATATGTACTAAACAGTTTGTTCTTTGGTATATTATATTATGTAATTTCTAAATTGATGGCTCATTTACAACATTTGTAATTGTAAGTGTAAACAACTACACTAGAATCCACAACCATAACAATCATTAGCAAATACACAATCATTTGGACCATTACCTGGATATTGACACCCCCATGTATCATTGCCAATCTTTGTACATCCATCTTTACAATCATTGGCAAACCAATAAGAGGTTGTCCACCAAGGAACATATCTAGGGTAATATTGATGAATCGGAGGTCGGTGATATCCGTAACCAGTATTTCCACCATACCATCTTCTTCCACCTCTACCTCTTCCGCCTCTACCTCTTCCTCTTCCACCTCTTCCACCTCTTCCACCTCTTCCACCTCTTCCACCTCTTCCACCTAAACCTTCGATAATATTATATGTATCCAATTGTGGAATAAAAAATAGTATTGACAATATGGCTACTAGTAAAATAGTTACGCATACAAAAAATTTATTCATTATATAATACATAAATTTTTTATTTTACACCTTTGAATAGTTGAGTTAGATTTTCATAATTTGTTGAATATTGGATATTTCTTGGAAATATTCAACAAGTGGGTCGTTGTTGTAATCATATATGTAGTAAATATTTTGTATACCAGACGCACATAATATTTTCATACAATTTACACATGGATAATGTGTAATATACGCATCACAATCATTAGTACTGACACCACGTTTAGCACAATCTGTTATCGCATTTTGCTCTGCATGAACTGTAGCTTGTTCATGATTGTTAATCACAACCGATTCATGTGGAGCACCCGGTAAAAAACCATTGTATCCTTGAGAAATTATGCGATTATCTTTTACTAATAAACACCCGACTTGAAGACGATGGCAAGGTGATCTAGTTGCTGTATATTTGGCAATTTGTTTGAAATATTCTTGCCACGAGGGTCTATCTGTTTGTCCAGAGCATTCCATATAACTAATATTTGTATTGAGTAAATATTGCGAAATTATAATATGAACTCATTTCAATATTATTAATTAATTATGGCCCTAAATGCCTTTATTAATACATTGATTGAAAATATACCTGAAAAACATTTATCAAAAGAAATAGACTTGGTATTAGATGGAGGAGCATTCAATGGTATTTATATGTTAGGAGGTCTATTTTATATGAAAGAACTAGAAGCTAGAGAGAAAATAAAGATAAAAAGAGTATCTGGATGTAGTATTGGAGCCATTTTAGGGCTATTATTTCTTCTTGATAAGATGGATGTCGCCATAAGTATATGTAATATGTGTTATAAATGTATCCGAAAAAGTCAAGATTTGAAAAAGATGTTGGTTGTGTTTAAAAAAACGATGAATGAAACAATAACGGACGAAGATGTAAAAAGGGTGAACAATCGTTTCTATTTGACCTATTTTGATACAAAAAAGGGTAAACAAATAGTAAAGAAGAAATATAAGAGTAAGGATGAATTAATTGATTATATTGTGAAATCTCTCTACGTTCCTTATTTAATAGATCGTGAGTATACTGATAAAGATGGTTGTATTGATGGTGCGTTCCCTTATATGTTCAAGTCTACGAATAGCGAAAATAGAAAGGTTCTCTTTTTTAATCTACAAAGTTTTGATAAAATCAAGAAGATGATTTTTATAAAAAAAGAGAAGAATATTTACCCGCGATTATTGGAAGGACTCAACGATACCCATTCATTCTTTGAAAAGAACGAGCCTAATAACATGTGTAGTTATGTAAACGATTGGTCCATTACAGAAATATTATTTTTCAGGTTGAGAGAAATTATCTATGTTATTCTTTTCTATATATTTAGAGTAGGTCTTTATATAGATACTATTTTCCCCGAGAGTTGGAGAAAGGATGTATTTATTCAACAACATATATCGGTATTTAAAAATATATGGAGAGATATCATGTTATATTTGACTGTGTAAGAATATCAATAGTAAATAACAATTATTTTTGTATAAACGTATTATATATACGAAAATAATGTCGGGTTCAAATATGAGTCTTACTGATCAAAATATAAAATTTGTCCAAACCGAATATTTAAAGTATATGATAAATAATTTAGATAAAAATACAATGTTTTTTTCAATAATAGGAGGTCATGCTTTGAATAACATTATAAGTGGTATAAATAATGAAAGAGGTACTAATACATACTCATTACCCCGTCAAGTAAATAATAACAATATAGATACCATCTTAATAGTAGAACCTTCTACCGATTATAGTCAAAATAAAAGATACAGTGAAATAACATCAATGGAATCTAGGGTAAAGACGTTCGAGCCTATAGTATTAGGATTAGATACATTTGCGAAAGAAATATCTACAAAAATTGGAAAACAAGTTAGTATAAACTATATATGGGGTAAGAATACTTCTGTAAAACGTTATATATTTCCAGGTGTATTATTACAGGTGATGTATGATGGTAACATACCAATTGTAGATATGTCACTTGAAATTAATGCAGGTCTTAATATCGTTAATGCTTATAATGCATTATGTGATATAACTACAGGTATTCCCTATTTAAATGTTTATGGGTGGTCAATACTTCAATATTTTGGAGTTAATCCGGATGATAATAATACACAAATACAAAAAATGACTAGTGATTATACATTTATTATGAATCAATTTAATAATGTCACACCATATGCTAATTTTTTACAAGATTTGTTGAATCGTACAACAATATTTAACACCACACTAATTACCGAGTATCATTTTTTAGGTGGAAATATAATGGATTATTTGTTAAAGACTTTAAATATAGAGATAAATTTAACAGATAACCAAAATAACCGTACTACAATAGTATATACCCAATACAAAGACGAGGTAGAGAATGGAGGTATTTTAGAATATGCACGTAAATATAGTCCAGACGGGAATTATTATATTACATTACGTAACGTAATTAATCAATGTATTTCTAATATTTCAAACGATTTAATGAGCAACCAACTTGGTGTTATAGCAAAATCAGGTGGTGAAGTTAGTATATATCGTGGAATGGATATTCCAGGAAAACAGGTATCATATATGGTAAATGATATTGATAGTAAAGTATGGATTAAGGATGATAACAAAGAGAAGGTGTATCAAATTATCATATACCATTTATTGATATTAACAATATATATTGACATGAACAACTTTATGGAAACTTTTATAAATGAAATAAATAAGCAATATAAAGAAACTAAGTCTACCTTATTTAATGAAGATTTTACTATAATGTTATCAAATTTAGATCCAGCAAAGATGAGAAATACTACTGCTAGAAGTATTCAAATAGGTGAATCAAATATACAATTATTTAGTATGGATATGTTTGCACAAATGAATATAATGATTCATGGAAATATCATCTGTTCAGGATTAGTTCAATCATCTCCATTAGATATAGCTATTGAACAATCTGTATTTGAATGGAGTAATATCGAACAAGTTACTGGTAATGACTATATGTGGATTGTATCACAATCATATATAAAAAAGGATTTAACAACATTATTAAAAAATCCTGAAAGAAGTTCCAAAAGAGAAAAGGATGAGACAAGATTAGCATTTTATGAACAACAAGACCGACCAATAATTCTGGAACGTGCTCAATATTTATCTGCCAGTCTTGGTGCTGATAATACTGTAGGTTATCCGGTTAATAATATATTGGATACCACACGTATAATATTCCCTTCATTCTTTACTCCAGAACTGAAATCTTTTTTTATAGGAGAATTTACAAATTTATTTAATTCAGCTATGACAGTGACACGATATAAATCTCCAAAAAGTGTAATAGGTGCGACTGTAGACGAAGATACACTTAATGTGTATAGTGGAGGAAAATATATAAAACAGAAGGCAAGAAAACAGAAAGCAAGAAAACAGAAAGCAAAAAAACAGAAAACAAAAAAACAGAAAATAAAAAAACAGAAAACAACGAGTCATAAAACAACGAGTCATAAAACAAAGAGTCATAAAACAAAGAGTCATAAAACAAAGAGTCATAAACTAAGGAATAACAAACCAATGAATCGTAAATCAAGAAAAACATAAATCAAGAAAACATACACTATTGAATGTGTAAATTGTGTAAAATATAATAAAAATACATAAAATTATTATTATTATATGAATTTCGCAATGTTTTGAATCAATATACACATTCGTATTTTCACCATAAATTTAAATCTTCAAAAGTGTATATGACGACTACGCTTGACGAGATTAAGGAAATATTACTGGTAATGAATAAAAATATTGAAAAACTCAATGAGAAAATGGATGTAATGTGTAGCAAATTGGATGGAGAAGTAATTGGTGAGTGTAAAAAAATGAGTTCACATATTAGTTTTGTTGAAGGCGTATACGATAGTATGAAACATCCATTGAATTACCTTTGTAATACTATAAATGGAATGTCACAAGATAAACAGATATGTAATGATAGTGCGTAAAACAACAAATTATTCAATTACAAGTATTCAATTACAAGTATTCAATTACAAGTATTCAATTACCGTAATACATTGGACAACAGTAATAGCAATGTAATTTGAACAATGACTCCCGATACACCATCATGATACATACCACCAACTACGCCCAAATTATCATAATAATATTTTTCAAGATAAGGGAACAATTTACTCCATTTCATTATAAATCCATATAATGCGCTAATAATGAAGGTTACTATCATAAATTTTCCAACATATATGATATCAAATATGCTTTTAGGAAAAGACATTATTGATAAAATAATAGGTTGTGTTGTTGCTCCTACAAAACCAGCTATTAGAGCAGCGGCTAAAAGAGTATGATGTTGAAAATAAGGCTTCAAGTATTTAACAAAATCCATTTGTAGTGCTTTAGGTAGTTTTTCGAAATTAAGAGACATAAACCGCAAGACAATGTCCCACAAAGCAGTGATGATAAAAGTTAGAATAATTAATTTACAATTCATTTAATATTACCCGCGATAAAATTATTTGATATACTACTGTTCTAAGCAAATAACGTTGAAAGTAACATAAGTGAACCAATTGCTGTCAAATTTTTCATAAAAGCTGAATATTGGCCTTTATTTGTTGGGAAATGATAAATAAGATTTGCTAAAACGGTAAATACTGCTAATCCTACACTAGAATAATACGCACACTCTGTGTGTGTATTTGTGTATAGAGAGAACATAATGATAATTGGAGCAAATATTTCTAGTAAAACAACCCCTAATATAGTTAAATCATAAAAAATACTAGGTAATTTTTGTAGGAAAAACATACTTTGAAAACCTTTTACGGTTGATGAAAAATTCTTAGCTTTATTTATACCGGCTAAAAAATACATTAGTAAGATCATGAACGCATAAAATAAAATATACATTGTCATATACATTTCATTTTATTTTATTTTATTTTATTTTATTTTATTTTATTTTATTTTATTTTATTTTATTTTCGTAAAGAACCATGGATACCATAGTATATGAAATGCCTAGTACCTAGAATAGACCAAATATTCCATTTCCTTTGGAATTCTTCTTGGTAAATTTCTTGGTATTTTTCTGGCGCCTTTGTGTTTTGCCCTCTCCAGCTGAATGTTTCTTATTAGCCTTGGTCTTTTTATTAGAGTGAGAACGAGTTTTATGTTTTGTATTTGACTTGTTTGTTTTTTCCTCAAATGGAACATATCGTAAGAACCACGATTCGTATTCTTTTGACCCACGTTCACCCTTTAATTCCTTGTATTTTTCAGATTTGGTATTTCGCATTTCTTCCAAGGTGTCTTGTTTACCGTAACAATTAATGCTGAAACGCTTTAAAACACCTTTTTGTTGAAGACGGTTTTTTTGCTGAACGTCAAATAAATATTGAGCCATACATACAATACGTTCGTCATCATAATAATCACGACCACTATAGAAAAAGGCGAAATAAAAACTCAACATTGTATCAATAGTAGCGACACGAACACTTTTGTTACCCTTTTTAACAACATTATAACTGTGACATGCTAATGGTTTATAAATAAACGCAATAGTTTCATGAATCTTGTTGATTTTCACCTTTATTTCAATGTGAGGAGCAATTAGTTCCCCGATACCAGTGTGTTTGATAATTTGAATATCCTTATAATCAAAATCCTCTAATCGTTCTTTTAACATAGTAGCTGCTTTTTCAGGTTCTTCAGACAATACATCAAAATCTGGTGTTTTATGAAACATTTTTCTTTGTTTAGCAGGCATATATGTAGAATATAGAAAACTAGCATAACCACCGAAAAATACGAGTCCTTGGTCAATAAAAGCGTCGCGAACAACATAATACAATTGTTCTTCTGTACCATTATCAACTCGTTCAAATTTTCTCTGAAAAGTTTTAGGATCACAATGTTTCCCCTTTAACGGATAATTTTTGTTTAATAATAGGAGACGTTTTAAGACCTTTTCCCATCTACTAATGTCACCAGCAGGACGTGACAACTCCAAATACATGTTCATCCTGAGAAAATTAGGTGGACAATATAAAATACCATACACACGGATTGCTTCCTTTTGAACACGAGTAAAAAGTGATTTTTCTAAATAGGTTATATCAGCTACTGGAATGAAATTAACATATACTTTGTATGTTCCATGATGAACACCCGATTTCGCCTCCACTTCCTGAAACCCTGCTTCATAATAAATATCGGCCAGTTTTTTTGCGTCTTCTAGAGCATTAGATGAGTAAAAATCATAATCTGGTATTTCAAGGTTTTTGTCATAGAATTGGTCCTCTAATGGGAGAATATTATTAATAGCGGTACCTCCATAACAAACGAGTTTATTTTTCTTTAAAAAATCTTCTAAAATGGAAATGATTTTTTTAACATCCGGATCACTGGTGATTTTTTGACCCTTGCGTTTTTCGGCTATATCAATCGCATCCCTTAATATAGCTACCTCTTTTTCCTCAAGGGTTAATTTAGTATTACATGTAGCCATGAATAAAGAATATATATTATGCTGTTATAAAAATATAATATGTATTTGAATAAATTGTATTTGAATAAATCGTATATCAGATAACTACCGTATATTTTACACACTAACAGAATAATAATCTGTAGTCGTTGTGCGTGTAGTATAAGAATTTTCAGGAGATTGAGGTGTTGGTTTAGGGATGGTAGCAGGTACAAATCGTAGATTTTCTGGTTTTAATGCAAACGCGTGACCAACTTTATCAAAATACAGACTATAATACTCCATATTTGAATCAAAGTTTTGAAAACACATACCAACCCATTGACAACCGTAACTGAAATTTAGAGCAGCTGATACATTATTATTGGATACACTTAAATCTGGCATGGTGAATGACATATTTTTTTTATTATATTCAATCAATTCATTTGAATCAGGTGTAAATTTGACATCATATTCGCGCGATCCTCTTAGAAATACAGAATTAGATGCGATATTTACATATTCTTTTAATGGTGTTGTTTCGTAAAGAGGATTGCCACGATCAACTGAAATAATAATTTTATTTACGAATTTGGTCAATGGTTCACTCCCTAAATTTTGTCCATTGTATTCATAACTATAGTCTTTACCAAGTAATTTAGGACCAATTGTCGAATAGATAGTATCAGCCATTTTTTTGTAAATTTTTTCATTGTTACTAGAAATGCGGAAATGTAAAATTAATGGATCGTTTGGATTAGGGCATGAACCTCCACTAAAAGCATAATTATTTACTATTTGCATGGCACTTTTCAATGGAATTTGATTATATGTTTGCTTAATATGATAATTATTAACTGAAGATGTAGCTATTACTGGCTCATCATTAACTGAATAAATTTCAAAATCTAACACTCGAGCTCCTTGTGCGATACAAGCTTTTAAAGCACACTCACCTACCCAATCATTTTTAAATTCACCACTACAACAGCAATTATAAGCAGTTTTAATATAATAATCCCTCAATTTGTATTGGTAAGAAGAATCATTGACATTAAAGGATGAAATGGTAGGAAATGATGAATATATGTTTTTTATATTGTCACAATTATTTTGACCAAGTACCATTTTATTTCTTGTGTAGACAATTAGTCCAATAATCATTATAGCAACTAATGTATACGCGGTATATTTAACCATAGTTGCTTTATTTTGCTCATTCATTAAACCTGAAAACATTTGTTTGAATTTATTTACTTTATCCATAATACTTATATTATCATATGAAAAAATAATTTGTATTAGAACAATTACGAATGAATTGTATGTTGTAATTATATGTATATTTTTCTAAATGATAAACGTAAACTGTGAAATTATGTGTAAAAATTATCAAAGGTGTAAAATTTAACAATTAAGATTACATTAAGTTAAATATTATTATTGTATGATAATATATATACGAATGCCTGGAGGATTATTAAATTTGGTGGCTTATGGAAATCAAAATGTATATTTAAATGGAAATCCGTCGAAAACTTTTTTCAAAACGACATATAAAAAATACACCAATTTCGGTCTTCAAAAGTTTCGCATAGATTTTGACGGACAACGTAATTTACGTACTACAGAATCATCTAAATTCACCTTTAGAATGAAACGATATGCTGAATTATTGATGGACACTTATTTAGTTGTCCAATTGCCTACCATTTGGAGTCCAATTTATCCACCTCAAGACTGCTCTTCTAACTGGGCACCTTATGAATTTAAATGGATAGATAATTTGGGAACACAAATGATTGAAGAAGTGGAAATATCAGTCGGTGGACAAACACTGAACAAGTATTCTGGTGCTTATTTACTAGCCATGGTTCAGCGTGACTTTTCTACCGAGAAAAAGGCACTTTACAACAAAATGACTGGTAATACAAGTGAATTAAATGATCCTGGAAATGTGGCTCCTAGGATAAATGCTTATCCAAATGCTTATTATGATGAGGATTATGGCCAACAAGGACCAGAACCATCTATTAGAGCCAGAAAGTTATATATACCTATCAATTTTTGGTTTACTATGGCTGCGAAAATGGCGTTTCCTTTAGTAGCACTTCAATACAATGAATTAGAGATAAATATTACATTAAGACCTATTCAAGAATTGATTGTTATACGTGATGTAGAAGATCAAGCACATAATTATCCATATATTCAACCTAATTTTAATGATCCATTACAACAATTTTACCGATTCTTACAACCACCACCTGATATAGCATTAAGTACAACATCATATCAAGATAAAAGAACAAATTGGAACGCGGATATTCATTTAGTATCTACTTATGGATTTTTAACAGAGGAAGAGTCAAAAGTATTTGCAGCTCAAGAGCAAAAATATTTATTTAAGTCTGTATATGATTGGAAGTTTTTCAATGTTACTGGTAGTCAACGTGTTAAATTAGAAAATACTCAGGGTATGATTTCATCTTGGATGTGGGCATTTCAACGAAGTGATATTAATTTGAGAAATGAATGGAGTAATTATACGAACTGGCCTTATAAAGAATTGCCTAATAATAGTACATATGCTGACTCATCTGGTAATTGGAGCGTACCTGTACTCGATTGTTCGGGAGGTACAGATATTGGTCCTGGTTATAATCCGTTAGAAAATCCTATATTTGGACATACATCCGGACTAGTTACAACTGGTCCCTTTTCTCCTGAAAATCAAAAAAATATTTTACTTCAATTCGGTGTTTTATTGGATGGAAAATACAGAGAAAATGTTTTAGATGCTGGAATATACGACTATGTTGAAAAATATGTGCGCACATCAGGCAATGCTCCAGACGGCCTTTACAATTATAGTTTTGCGATTCATAATGATCCATTTGATTTTCAACCATCTGGAGCCATGAATATGAGTAAGTTCAAAGACATTCAACTAGAATTCACTACGTATAGTCCACCATTAGACCCTTCGGCACAATTCTTGACCATTTGCGATTCATGTGGAAATTTAATCGGTGTAAATAAACCCACTTGGAGAATTTACGATTATAACTATAATATGACCGTGTTTGAAGAGAGATACAATGTGCTTACATTTGTTGGTGGAAATTGTGGTCTAATGTACGCCCGATAATACAATACAGCTACCTACTTCAATATTGATTGATTGATTGATTGAATGAAATATTTTATTATTATTTTTACAATAAAATATTTTTGCTAAATGCTAATCTAGTTGTTTGTTTACATATTCTGTGTCTAATAGTTCCTTCACTCTAGGCATTAAATTATGTAATGGTTTCTGTTCTGTCATTCTAATAATATCTACACTCTCATACCAGACCTTGTCATCATTGTCAAACCATCGCCATTCACTTGTATATCCAATAAGAAGTAATGTTTTTATACCCATAACACCAGCCAAATGTGCGATTGAAGTGTCTATAGTAACAAGGACATCTATATTCCGCAATATGGATATAGTATCCGTAAACGCCTTATTCATATCAATATCATCCACAAATATTTCGCTAGCAAAATCTATTTTGGAAAAATCGTCTTTAATTTTATCATCCATTTTATGAAGACATATAGCTTGAATATTTTCATCACAACAAATATTTTTAAAATCATTCAATTCAATATGTTTATCAATATAGGAAATCAATAATCCACTATACATAAATCCTACTTTGAGTTTATCGTTGAATGGCAACATTTTATTGTACCATTTTTCATCGTTTTCTTTATCACGTATAATATAATCAATATCATTCGGTATAATCATTTGTAGTTTCAGTATATATGGAAGTGACATTATATACAATTTTGCATTGTATATAGAAAGATCAACCGGGTTTGAATCATCAATTATAGTAATATTTTCATATGAATCTGTGTTAAATAAATGGGATACGATATTTTTACAAAAATATGTGATTTTTAATTCAGGATATCGTTTCGTTAATTCAATGATAAATCGAAAATACTGTATATTATCACCAATTCCTTGTTCATATACAATCATGAGATGTTTACATGATACTTTACCATCCCAATAGGGTAATGATGGTATTTGTACACGACTGATTTGGTTTGTTTGTGGACAAATTCGATTCTCGACTAACCGGTTCTCATATAACTCATATCCTTTTATGAATTGTTTAGATGCTAAATATGGAAAACACATGTTGTATAATTGTTCCGTATCAGGATTTTTTATGGATTCGTAATTACGAATAGATTCCTTGTATTTTTTAATATATAATTGTGCAGAGCCTAGAATACTGTATGTAACGTCTTGTTTCTCCAGTCTCAAAGATAGTTGTAAAGAAATGATGGCATGTTTGTATTCTCTCAATTTAATATAACAAATTGCCAGATTGTTATATATAGCAGAAATGCTATTATTTAGAGAAATGATTTTTTTATAACATTCAACTGACATAGTATAATTATTATCTATACTATAGGTTTCTGCCAAACTATTATAAAGAATACAATATGATGGAATTGACTGAGGTGGAATATTGGTGATTGGTAATTGCTTTATTAACATTTTTAATCCTTCTATAGTTTTTTCACTATCATTAAGTGTAGCGTATACATTCAGCAATACAGTTAAAGCTTCGCTACGTTGTGGATTACTTATAAATAATTCGTTACATTGTGTTATTACTTGATTATAGTCTTTCTTTCCCATATGAGAATATATACGTTCTAATGTAGTATTAAACGAAGACATTACTATATGTATATTATTTTAACAAAAAATACGTTTATATATATTTTTCTGCGAATAACTTAAACATATTTATAGAATAATATTATTCAAATGAGTAATATTATCCAAGTACCTATTTCTATCGGAGAACTATGTGACAAATATACTATTTTATTGATTAAAAGAGAGAAAATCGACGATAAATATAAGCGAGACAATGTAGAAAAAGAATTAACATATTTACAATCATTGGTCGATAAATTAAACATAAAAACAGAAAATCTAATTGATTTAAAAAATGTAAATGAAAAGTTATGGAATATTGAAGATGATATTCGCATAAAAGAGTTTAATAAACAATTTGACGATGAATTTATTGAATTAGCCAGATCAGTATATGTTACAAATGACTTACGTTTCGAAATAAAAAACAGCATTAGTAAAGAATACAATTCAGATATTTTGGAGGTGAAGAGTTATAACAAATATTAGAACAAGTTACATACTTCAATAGGTTACGTGAATGAAGTAATTTATTATAAGTTACATGATAATGGACAATTCAAACCTTTGTATGGGTCAGCGGACCAAGCAGTATTAGCAGAATAAGTACCACAATCAGAAAACATACCGGTAGCCGTTTTACGGCATTTATAGTCAACGGTAAATTTGTGATTATTTGGATATTCAAATTCAGTAGTTGATAAGGCGTCTTTTTCTTGTTCCGCTTCTGGGAAATCACCCATTGCGTCAGTGGTTTCTTTGTCAAAAGGGTTTGGGTCACTTGGTCTTAAATTATCTATTACATCTTTTGTATAACCATTACTCACAGTTAACAATTGTTTTTCTTTTATGTAATCGGGGTCTACTGAACCTATTGTATAAGAGCCAGGGGGTTGTATGATACCTTCTACATCTTGAGGTGTAAACCCTTCCTTAATTGAATGAAACATCCATTTTTGAAAATAAAAATATTGATAAATTATCCATAAAAATAATAAAATGGCACTAAAAATGAATATTTTTTGTATCATTTCTCTCTATACATTCTATAGAAATTAAAATATATTATAGTTTGTATTCTATCTACGTTTTGTTTTGTTATGTTTGGACCTAATGTGATGGGATCTAGACTTGGACTTGGACCTAGACTTGGACCTAGACTTGGACCTAGACTTGGACCTAGACTTGGACCTAGACTTGGACTTGGACCTAGACTTGGACTTGGAATCTTTACTAATGAGTTTGTCTACATATTTAGATTTACAATGTTCATATAAACCTTTATCCGTAATATATGTTTCAATACCAGGTGTGGTAAGGTTTTGAATATTTTTCAATGAGGAATAGTAAACATCTAGTTCTTCTCGTACCCGATTGCCTGCAGCCGCTTTGTAAGCCTCTGGTACTAAATGTTTCGGCAAAAATGTAAGTCTAGACATGATTAATTTCTTCAGTCCTTCAAACTTCTGTTCGTTCTTTTTAGAGGAAATAAAATTATCAATATCGTTCTTACTAAGTTTATGTTTTTTAAAGTATTGTTGAAATTCTAAGGGATAATTTTGTTTATCTTGTTGTAATAAATCTACTAGATTAATGCTTTTATAAACATAATTTTCTGTTTGATTTATACCGATTAATTCAGCTGAATAAATATCGTAACAGATGAAACGAACCTTGAATAATATTTCAAGAGTGTCGTGCCAATATCCCTTTACTCGTTGAATCACATTTTCAATGCTATTTGCGAGATAGACATTTTCCAGTTGTTTTTTAGTAAAATAATTCAAACTGGTTAAGGTTGTAGTCGGGTCCTTTGTTTTTTTACCATACTTAATATCATGATCATTTACGATAAACTTTATATTTGAAGGTATATTATAATTACTATTAAGGTAATTTACTAAATTTTTTAACATGAATACACGATCTTCCTCTTCTACGCATCTTACCCAAGGTTTGTTATAATATTTATTTGTTGGTACAAAATGATATTCTACATTTACTTTATCATCATGTTTAGAGGATATATAGGTAGCTAAATTAAATGCCAATTTACCAACAGCCTTTGTAGGGGGTGAAAAAACACCCCCATCCCATATATAGATTGTTTTTTTATTTGTCATTTACTTCTATTATAGGGAAATATATTATAATATGAGTAGAATATTTATATTTATTAAATATATATGCCCGCCAAATATTCAGAAACAGATAAAGAGAAAGGCAAAGACAAAGACAATAAGAAAAAAGAAATACCATTTGGTACGAGACTATTACGATTTGTCATATACGTATTAATATCATTTATTATTGTTTTTTTTACAGGGTTATTAGGTGCCAATTTTGCTTTTTTAACCCAATTAAATAAAGAAAGTTTGAATAAATTATTCCCAACTAATGAAGATAAACCTCCGTATAGTGGTGAAAAACAATCAGGTGGTAGGAAAATGAGAGGTGGTGGTAATAGTAAACTAGATATTACAAAGAATACATTAATGACCGAACCCTTTTTTAGTGGAGCGTTATTTGATTATGGCTTTCCATACTCGATGGAAAGCAAAGATGGAGATGGTTTTGTTAGCATTATTGGGAATTGGTTGGCTAATAAAATTAAATATTCTAATATTTGGTTAAATTCAACGGTTTTACAGTTAATTGAATTTATAGGAGCTATTGACGGGTTTATTCCCGCTTCATTCCAAGAATTAATACCATTTGTATTTGGGCCACTATTTATTGGTATTATTATATGTATAGCTGCTTTATGGTGGCTACCTACATTAGTGAGTACTTTCGCAAAAGAAACAGGTGGAACAACCGCCACTATAATATCAGTAGTTGGTTTATTTTTAGGATGGACGTGGATATTACCAGTGCTAATTTCCGTAGCACAAATATTTAGTGTTTTATTTAAATTTATTATATTACCCGGAATGATAAGTGGAAAAGAAACCGAGGAAAGTGGTGGTAGTGAGAAATACAGTAATTATTTACGTGACATTATGAGCAACAAATATAATATGTATTACCTATCAATCTTATTTTGTATTTTGACAAGTGTAAGTGCCTTTATTAATTTTGATACAGCACAAGCAGTTATTATGTTAATTGTATTTATATTGGCATCATTATCAATGAATCGTTCATAAAAAAATAGATATAGACAAAATTACTTTAATTGAGAATACTATATAAACGATATTATATATTGTTATTTAAATGGGAAAAAATATTAAGAAGAAAAAAACTTCCAATAATCCAGGTAATAAAAATAATAAACAAATCCACAACCCTATAAAGGAAATGGTTAAATCAGTTGTTCCTCGTCCAAAAATACCTCCACGTGATTCCAGATATCCATACGTGAGTATATGTACACCAACTTTTAATAGACGGCCATTTATTTCAGCCATGTTAACATGTTTTGAGCATCAAACCTATCCAAAAAATCGCATGGAATGGATTATTATTGATGACGGAACGGATAAAATAGAAGATTTAGTAATAAATCATCCTAATGTAGTTTATTTTAAATACGATGAAAAAATGACTTTAGGTAGAAAAAGAAACCTAATGCACGAAAAAAGTAGAGGTGATATTTTGGTATATATGGATGATGATGATTATTATCCACCGGAACGTGTAAGTCATGCGGTAGAAACATTACAAGCTAACCCAAAAGCATTATGTGCTGGTTCTAGTGAAATTTATATTTATTTTAAACATATTCAAAAAATGTATCAATTCGGTCCTTACAAAGCTACACATGCAACTGCTGGAACATTTGCGTTTAGACGAGCATTGATTCAAAATAAATATGATGATGAGGCTTGTTTGGCGGAAGAA